GGGGTTGGTTCCGGGGTGCCGTTCCTAGCTTGAAGAGGTGCCGCGGCGCGGGGTGTCTTGGTCAGCTGGCGGGGTGTCGCTATTCGTACTTTAGCGATTGGCGCGGAGTTGCGCGAGTATTTCTTCAACGTATGCGCTCCGGGGCCGAAGGCTTGCAAGTGGGACGCCGAAAGTCTCGTAGTAGTCGCGGGCCGTGGGGTCGTTTTCGTAAGCGCTAACGATGTCATACTCAGAAGCAAGGTCGGCGATTTTGGCTCGTTTCGCTTGCTGGCTTCCGACCATGTAAAGCTCGTCGTAGACAAGGCCAACGTCGGCGAGGAGTTGTTCGGTTTCGGCGCGGCGGTTTTCGGGTCGGCCGGTGAGAACGTAGACGGTGATCCCGGCCGAGTTTATTTCGTCAATGATCCGCCGGACGGGGCGGATTCCGTCAAGGACGATAGTCCCGTCAATATCGGTAACGATGCGCTGCTCGCGCTCGCCTTCCGGGTCGTCCTCAAGGTCGTCCATTTCGCTGGGGGCGCGGGCCTCGGGTTCGGAGGCGTAGAGGGCGGCCATTTGGCGTTCAGCTTGGCCGCGGTTTCGGTGGCATCCTTCGATTTCGCCGGTCCCGTCTTTGACTACGGCGAAGCCGTCGCATCCCGAGTTATCGGTTTCAATATGCCAGGGCATTACGAATCAGGGAGGAGTGTAGAGAGGACGTCGCTTCCGCTTGTGACAACTCCGTAGAGTTTCTCGGCGGGCGGGATTTGGAGCACTACCGGGCCGGCTGCTTTGTCAAGGTAAAAGCCGGTTGAACTTGTGACATTCACTCCGCCTAAATATACGACGCCGTTTCCGATGGCGTGTAAAACGACCGTACGGTTTACTGAGTCGGCGTCAATAATAAGAGTCGGGGTCGTTGTTACCGTGTGCTGTTGGCCAATCATCGCGTAAAACCTTTAAGTATTTCGTGGGCGGCGTCAAGGTTCGGGGTCGTTGAGACTTCGCGGACGGCTTCGACTACGGCTTTTTCGCCGTACGCTCCGAACGTCACAAGGGACACTTCGGCGAGATGGGCGCGGACACGCTCAACGACGCCGTTCGACCGGCGGTTATCTTTCAACGGTACGAAACCTACCGAGAACTGGTCAACAATCCCTTCGGATACGGCTTCGAGGAGTTCGTCGCCGCGCTGCGATTTACCGACGTAGAACTCGCCGTAGAGGCCGCGGGATTCTTCGCGGAGGAGTTGGCCGCGGCCTATTGGGAGTTGGCTCGCATCGTGGGAGGTTAGGAGCTTGACGCGGTGCGCGGCGCGTGTCACGGCGGAGAACGCTCCGGGTAAGAAAACCTCCGTGAGGGAGCGCGTTATTTGTTGCTCGACGTTGTACGGGACGACGATCCCGGCGATGATCCGCTCGGTCGCGGTTCGCCGGACTTCGAGGTCTAGGTCGTATGCGCGGACTTCAGTCATTGGGAGAAACCTCCTCGTCGATTTCGAGCGGGCCGGCGTCGAGCTGGTCGGCGCTCATGGGTTCGAGGTCCTCTAGGCGGCGGATCTCGTCGGTAGTCAAGAAGCCGGAGCGGAGTCCGATTTCGTGAGCGGTGTAGCGGGTGAGGGTGTCGGCGCGGAGGAAGGCGTCGACGTTGAACTTTGCGACTTGGCCTCTAGGGAGAAGGTCAGAGAAAGCTTGCTCGAACCGGATCATCCACGGGAGCAACGTAAAGCGGAGGAGTTGGAGTTGTTCTTGTTCGACGTTTGAGTAGGTCCGGTTCGTGTTCGGAGCGCCCAAGTAGTAGCCGGGGATCCCGAGCATATTTGCGACTTCGGTAAGGTCGAACTGCTTTTGTTCGGTGAGTTGGGAGTTCGCCGCGTTGTCTTGGAGGACTTGGATTTTTGTCGCGCCTAAGACGGCTGGCTCGCGGCTACGGCCGCCGTAGCTCATGAGCCATTTCTGTTTCATGAGGTCGGCGTCTTCTTGGGTGAGGTCCGGGTTTTCCGAAATGAGCGCTACGGACGGCGTAGCGCCTCCGGAGAAATACCGGGCGGTGTATTCGTGGACGGCGATAGACGCGCCTAGGCCTTGGCGTTGCGCGGCGAGGATACCGAGGCCTACGTGCTCGCCGGGAAGCGAAAAGCCTTTTACGTGCATTACTTCGGATTGGTCAAAAACGATCCCGTCAATCCGATATTTTTTGCGGCCGTCCTCAACAAAGAACGTGACGCGCTCCGGGTTGACCGGGTAGATCGTCTCGGGGTAGCCGTTGACTCCCATAGGCCCGAGGATCGCAACATAGTTCCCGTGGATAATGGCGGTAGCTACCGCGGCCGAGAGAGTTTCCATTCGGGTCTCGGGCGGGTTCGGCCGGGAGAGGATGGCCGGCGTTTCGATTGGTTGGCCGTTTCGGTAAGCCTGCAAAGGGAGGCCGCCGATCGCGTCGGAGATAAGCGTCACGGCTCGCCATACGCCGGGGACGCCGAGGGCTTGCCAAGTGTCTACGTATGTTCCGGCCCAAGTGTCGGCCGGGTAGCGGGAGATTCGGCCGTAGGAATCGACGGCGGAGCCGTTAGGTAGCGTGACTTTTTGCCTTTTGAGAAGGTTATTCAGCACTATTAGAGCTTCTTTCGAGCGCGATTCCAAAAGCGGTTAGGGCAGCGCCACCAAGACCGAGACCGGCCGGGATGGAAACTAGACATACTGCCACAACTAGAAGCGTACTCCCTGCGATCTGTAGCGGAAGGTAAATCTTCATTAGTAAACGTAACTCCTCGGTTTTGGTGGTTCTTTCTTTTGCGTTGCGTGGTGCCACGCCAGCGACGCCGCGTATAGCGGGGTGATGTCGGTCTGAAGATCGTTCCGAGCAAAAAGCCAAGCGGACCCCAACATTTTTTTACGGACCCCAGCGGCCGCCGCGTCGAGCGCCTCGTTCGGGCGTACCTTGATTGTTGCGGCGTTGATCGCGTCGTAGAAGAGGCCGACGGCGTTAGCTACGTCACGGGTCGCGTACTTGACGACTTGGACTCCGAGGGCCTCCAAGGGTTCGAGGAGGGTCCCGGCGGGGCCGTAGCCGTCAACGACGACGGGGGCGCGGTGCCTCCGGGCGAGTTGCTGGCACCTTTGCGCGACCCAAGAGACGCCGGGGCGGTAGTCGATAATCTCGATCCGTCCGGCCTTGTCGGATACGGCGATAGACGCGGAGGATCGGTCAAGGGATACGTCGAGGCAGAATGAGAGCTCGCCTTCCGGGGCGGCTTTTCGATCTTGGACTTTCTGCCACGCTTTAGGCTCAATGAGCGTTATAACGGACTTGGACCATATGTTTAGCCACTCTTGAGCGAACGAGTCCCGGTTTTCGGCGGTGGCGAGGGCGTGAGAAATGGTCTTTTCGGTGATTGTGAAACCGAGGCTCGGGTGGGTTTCCCACCATACGGCCGGGTCTTCTATATCGGCGTCTTCTCGGGCGCTCCACTCAAAGTAAGCGATCCCATCCCGGATATCGGCCTCAACCGCGGCGCGACCCTGCTCCACTTTGTTACGAAAAAATGTCGACTCAATATCTCCGGCCGTGGAAACGATAAGTATTTGGGCGTCGTTTTTGGTGGCCATCGCGGGAAGTGCTCCGGCTTCCCGGGCGTTTGTTTTGTCGAAACGGGCCTCGTCAAGGATCGCAAGGTCGAGCGTCTTACCGTGAAGGGCGTTTTCTGTTGACGCGGCCGGACGGAGCCGGGAACCGTTCTTAAATAACACGCTCTCGGTACCGTTAGCCATATAGACCCGTTTGACCGCGGCCGCTAACGGCGTTGACTCAATGAGCGGGAGATGGTCGTCCTTGAACTTTTCGCGGGCTTTTGTACCGTCTTGAGCGGTGTATACGATCTGTTGAGGCCGGCCCCAGCGGAGCGCCCGGTGGATCTCCCAAGCGAGCATAAGAGTAGTCTTCCCAGCCTGTCGCGGGACTTGAAGAACGACCGAACGGTAAGCCGGCGTCCCGTCGTCGAGGACCTCCGAGGCTACGTCCGCAACGTGCCTCTGCCATGGCATAAGCGGTTGACCGAACACGGCGGCGATAGCCGCGATCTCATGGCCGCGGCTTCGCCGGCTTTCCGTTCTTGGGGTTCCGATCCGCGGCGTCAAAAGCCGCGAAGAGACTTTCGAGGCTGTCGCTGTCGTCATTTGTGCCTACTTCCCTTAGAGCTTGCTCTGCTGCTCTGTATTGTTGCCATAGTCCTACGTTCTCCGGGTTCTCGTCAACGGCGCGAGCGAGCCGGCGGGCGATATGCACCCGGGCCGAGTCGACTCGTTCGATCCGTCCGGCCGCGGTAAGCGCTCCGATCATTTCGTCGATTGCTTCAAGATTCGCCGAGATTTCGCGGGATTTTGCGCGAATCGGCGCTTTTTTTGCCGGTTTTTTACTGGCCGTCATGACCGGCCCCCTAGTGCTCGGATAGAGAAATCCAC